ATAATCTCCTCAATCGTAAAACCACAAGCACCAGCACGTTTCATGACACGTTCTACATCGCTAATAGTTTTTAATTCGTTCGGTTTAAACTTAGCGGTCTTATCACCAAACACTACATGATAACCTTCTTTAAGAGCTTTAACTGTTCGGTAAATGCGACCAGTAAACGCTTTATCATCGCCGTTATCCCAACTCCGTATATCGCTAATATCTCCGGCATCGTGTAACGTGTAGTAGTCGCAATATTCGTAACATGCTAGGTATAACAATCTTTCCATGCTACCTGCTTCAATTACTTTGTTTTCGTCTTTTGTTAATTTCAATACATATTTAGCCATTTCTGCCTCTCCTTATCCTCTGATAATATCCATACGAACCATCATATCTTTTAGTTCGTCGATTGTTGCTGCACTAACTACCAGTCTATTTGTATGAATGTTATAGCATTCATAGCATGTTCTGTGTTTGTCGATTGCTACATTTCTGTTTTGTTGCATGATTACGCTGTTTAATTCGTCTAGTGTCATTGTACCTCTCCTTATTACTTATTTCACGTTTACAGATTTAACATTTTCCAAAAGTTGTTTGCTTCCGTTGTTGAATACGATAACTACGTTACCATCTGCAAAGAACAAGTTTTCAACTTCGTTTACTTCGAAAGTATGTGTAGTCCATTCAAAGTTGTTTTCTGTAGTGATTTGGTATTTCATGTGGTTTCTCCTTTGTTAATTTATTAACCTTACCTTTGATTATATTATATAATATAATCAAAGGTAAGGCAAGGACTTTTTTTTAATAATTTCTTTTAATTGGTCCGATTGTTATAACTTCGCACCCTATAACGTCATTTATAATCTTTTTAGTGCCGTCAACTAAGTACATAATAACTTTTGGTCCAAATTGATAATACTCTTTTATTGGATACGTAGTACCACCGCCGTTTTCTAATATCACATTTAAGTATACTTTCTTTGTTGCTGTGTTCATCACTGTTCCTCCTTTAAGGGCTTATTTTACTAAGCCCTTTTCAATGCATTTTTTAATAAAATTCTTTACAGAACCTTCTTTAGGTAATACTAATTTTTTATTCTTATCAATCACCCAAACAGCTATGCCGTGTCCAAACTCAAATCGTTCACGACCAAATTTTATGACTTGATAGCCATCTTTTAGATTAGCGTCTAACTGTTTTAGCGTTTTCATTATTTACACGCTTCCTCTTTAACTAAACCTTTTTCAATGCATCTTTCGATAAATGCTTTAACTGTTGTTACTTGATATGCAACTTTGTTGCCTTGTTTATCAACAACGCAAGTTTCTGTTCCTGTAATTCTATAACCGAATTTACAAATTTTGTAACAGTCTTTCAAGTTAGCTTGTAGTTGCTTTAATGTTCTCATGTTTGTTGTCCTCCTAAGTAATTTATACCTTAACCTTGATTATATTATATAACGTATTCAAGATTAGGACAAGCGCCAATTTAAAAAATGCAAAAAAAATAAAGGGGTACTTATTACGGCACCCCTATTACTTATATTCAGTTGTAACCAATACCAGCTCGTGCGCCACCCTCGCACGATTAGGGAGATATTGGACCACCTCTCAGTCTTTTACTGCTACATATACAAGACCAGCGCCTAAAATAGCATTTAGAATTTGACTATTGCGATACTTTGCTTTGACTTTCTTTAGTTCGTTCTTCTGCATGTTCAAGTATGCTTCTGCTTTCGCTAATAAGTCCCTTTGCTGTGATAGCGTTACTTCTTGCTTGATTAACGTATTCTTCGCTTCTATCAATAGCGTCTTTTGTTCGTTCAGTGATTTCAATACTTCGATTAATTCCGTCTGTTGCTCTGTCGTTGATAATTTCGCTACGTTCAACTGCTGTTCTAGTTCGTCGATTATCATCAACTGCTTGCTGATTGTATCGTCTAGCATTGTTAATTTCGACTGTAGAGCGTTGTATTCCGCTCTCGTCAATATCACTTCGTCTGTCGGCGAAGAACCATACACCGGCAAGGCAAACAAGCAACAACAAAATAGGAATGAACATAGGATAACCTTCCGCAAGTTTTCTAAGGCGAACATACATTACAATCCTCCTATGTAATCAGTGATACCACGAGCGATAGCACGAACAATAGTATCAAGGTTGTTATTTAACATTTCTAAATCATCGTCATTGTCGATGAACGCCATTTCAACAAGAACTGCGGTTGCGTCAGTTCCATTTAATACCCATAAATCATCACGCTTTTTAACGCCACGGTCTACAGTATCGATACTGCGTATAATTTGACTTTGAATATCGTTCGCTAGGCGTTGTCCGTTAAAAGACTTGTACAGCGTTTCAGTGCCACGAGCTTTTGTGTTAAAAGCGTTACAATGCAACGATATAAAAATATCGGCACCCCATTCGTTAGAAGTTTCACACACAAGACCTAGATTATCATCTTGCAGCATTTTAACTTCACATCCGGCGGTTTCTAAATACCGCATAAGCATTTTTCCAGCATCACGAGCAACATCACATTCACGACGACCGGTGTTAGGGTTAACTGCTCCGCTATCTAAATTAATATCATGTCCAGGGTTTATAAATACTTTCATTACTTATTATCCTCCAACTTGTCCGGAATACCATTATTATCCTTATCTATCCAAAGTGCTAAAAAACCTACAAGAGCGGTTAAAACACTAGGAATAAATATATGGTCGATTATGTTTATTCCAACGCTAATTAATTTATTTGTTTCGTCAGATACATAACCGCTTATAAAAGCCATTATGTACTCAACCACTACCAATAAAATAGGCACTAGCATTATAAATACTAGCGCCCTTGTTGCGAATATACCTGTCGGATGTATGTTAACCGACCTCATAGATTGGCCTGTCTTTTTTAATGTATTAATGAGGTTTGGCGGTATGTTCATGTAATTCCTCCTTAATATCATTAACTCTATGTTCTAAGGCTTCTATTTTGGCAGTTAACATTACTTGCTTTGCCTCCGCTTTAACTCTTTCTGCACGAGATAACTTAATTTCGTCTTTTAAATCTTTAAGGGTATCGGTTAAAATTCCCCATTTTTCTTGAAATATTAAGTTATCTTGAACTCTCTGCGAATCTAATTTTTCGAGCAAGGGAACGACCAACACTTTATAGCCTAAGCCGGCAACAAGACCGACTATAGACAGCGTTGTTAAAATGTCGTTCAACTCGAACTGCCAAGTCCACATCTGCGTTCCTTTCTATTACAAAGCGTTCATTTCGTACCGACTTCCGTTCCAAACATTATTGCTAACATAGAGCTCGAATTGTTGAGTGCTTGTCGGAGTTTTAATTGTAACAGTGCCTTGATTGTATTCTACCCCAAATTCAATATTTTGAGGCTTGCCAATAACAAACGTTAATCCGTTGTATTTATTACGATTACTGCTATCTAAATCCCTTATGAATTGATGCGTATCCGCTTCCATTTCTAAAGTATCAATATCCGACTTATTCCATTTGCCCAACCAGTTGAAGGAGTTGCCGTTATAACCGTTAAGTTTTAACACTAATTTTCGACCGAAGCGTAAGAATTTAACACCAGCGGTATTATCGTACACTTCATCCGCTTGCATTGTTACAACACCAGGAACAATGCTATTAGCAACTTTTTCACCAGCGAAATCATAGTATTCGAGAGCAACATTATCTTCCCCAAGTTTAGGAATTGTAATAGTTGCTTCGCCGTTATCTTGAATTTCAAACTCTGTATCAGTTGCAACCACCTTAACTTTATAATGAGGTTCACCGTTCACTAATACTTCTGTTCGACCTAACAATGCAGTGCCGACGGTTAATGGTTTAAAGCCGATTTTAGCGGATACAGTTTGTTCGATAATAGCGCATAATACATCGTCAACATCGCTAGACTTACACCAACGATTTCGACTTAAAAGTAATTGTTGTGCTTTTGTAGCAACAGGGCTTTCGCCTTTTTCACCTGGCGTACCTTTCGGTCCGCGAAGTTCTTCTTTTTGTTCTTCGGTTAAGTCTTCGAAGCGTAGCGCATCGCCTTTAGGGCCTTTTAATTCCGCCTTTTGTTCTTCGGTTAAGTCTTCAAAGCGTAGCGGTTTTCCTGTAGGACCTTCAGGGCATTCGTGTCCGTCTTCACCCTTACCACCACGAATGCCAGGAACGCCTACATTAATAATAAATTGGTGAATTTTTTCAACTTCCACGTCTTGAATTCTTTTAGTCGCTTTTTGTTCTGCCATTTTGAAATCTCCTTTTCAATGCAAACTTACGTCAGGGATAATATCCATGCTTCCCATGACTAACTTAATTGTTTGTTCCTTAGTGATAAGGAACACATCGTATTTACACCGAGTGAATGCTCGGTTAATACCTAATGATTGTTCACTACTAATAGTTACAATTAATCGGTCGCCATCAACTACGCAATCAGGCTCTAAAATAACATCGCCTTTATAAGTGCGTATTTTACAAACGCCCCTTGCATCTGCAAAATCAACATCACCTATAACTTTGTAAGCTCTAGCCCAATCATCGCCGATGTGTAGAGTTTCGTTTAAGCGCTTAACAAAGTCCATATTAATCACCTACGCTTTCTTAACTGCAATACAAACATAGCTTGCAGTACCCTCTATAAAGTAAGAATTTTCACCGCCGTGGTCGTAAAGAATATAGTCCGCTTTAAATTTTCTGCTAAAACCGTCAAAACCTTTGCAAAGTGTGCCAACATGGACTCTGCGGCCTTCACGCCGGCATTGGAAGTCGAACATATTAGAAGTGCCACTTTCGTTAATATCCATAAATATTTGATTAGTGTTAGAGTGTTCCATAGATAAAAGCCATGTACATTCATCTTCAGTAAATCCTTGCGGAATTGGTAGAGTTTCACCGTGGTTAATAGTACCACTTGTTACAGAAATATCACTAAGTTTCATTAAAAGACCGTTATTAACATTGCCAGGTCCGGCATACCAAGAAGGTCGCTTTTTACAACATAAATTAGATGCCTCTGTAAAGTTCTCGTTGCCGATGTTAAGGTTTTTACCACCTCTGCTAATCGTATGATTTCCGCCTTCACCTTTAATCTTAATTCCATTACCGGAATTGAATGTTAAGTCGCCGGTTAATGTTCCGCCTGCTAATGGTAGATAACTATTCAGAGAAGTGTTAAATTGTTCTTTAGCTGCGTCAATTTCTTCAACTAAAGCGAGTTGCCGAGCACCGCCAAGAGTTTTGTTATACCAACCAGGACGGTTCATAGAGCAGATGTTCATATTTTCAACAGAACCGTTTACACCGTCGCTAATACCAACATCAAGCGTTCCTCGTTCAGTAATTCGAACAGCGCCTGAAAATGTTCTGTTGTTAAGTTTTAACCAAGAGCCATTTTCTAAAGTAACATCACCTGTTACTGTACCACCTGTTAGCGGTAAGAACTTCTTCATAATACCGCCATGTGCGTTAATGTCGTTTTCATGTTGATTTAAACGAGCTTCCGTTAAATAAATGTGGCTTTTGGGATTAATTGTTATAGACGCATTACCAATACCAATGGTAATGGTGATAATCTTTTCGTCAATACTACTATTAGGTGGAACATAACTTGCATCACTTCCGGCGTTCGTGTATGCGAACAATTTTTCTTGTCCACCCTCGCCTAATTTTGCAAAAAGCCCTAACTCACGAGCATAATAGCCACGAGTTAAGACTCTATTATTAATAGTAGATACAACTTCGATTTCACTTGTAGAAATTGTATTAATAGTAGACACCTCACCGTCTACTATTTTTGATACTAAATCAGTTAGGTCATTTATATTACCGCTATTCAATAGGCCTTCGCCTAATGCAACTTTGGTAAAAATAATACCCTTTTTAGTTTTGAAAGACTCGGCAATCATATTCTTTCCGAGTTGAGTTGTTGTAATAGCACCGTAATTACTCATCAATAACCTCCGTATTCATTACACTTTTATTATGTCTGTGTTCATTACAGACATGCCGATGTACAACCCTTCCGATACGCTTATTCGCTTATCAGAGGCTGCATATTTGACTTTAGAAACTGTACAAACCGATACAATTCCACCTATACAAATTTTCGAATTCGATTTAAATAAATGTCCGACTATATAGGTTAAGTGAGCCGGTTTATACTGCTCTACAACCTTTCGCACTTCATCTACTGCAACAGCAGTTTCCATTACGATTTTAAATTGGTTTGGAGCGGTATTTTCAATAACCTTAGCATCGCTTGTAGGTACAACATTATTAACTAGCTTTTCTAATTGAGGAGTTGTAACAGTTTGAGCGCCTTGAATTTTTATCAACAAGTTTTCACGTCGCTTTTCGATTGATAAATCTTCGTCGGTTTTAATTCCATAAACTCGCTCCCAGTCATTTAACCCCCAAGTTGCGGTTTCAACAAACATTTGCTTGCAAATATCAATGATGAGTAATCTTAACTTTTCATGTTCTTCACTTAAAGCGTCTTCGGTGGCTTTAAACGAGGCGTCCTTCGATAAGAATTTAGGTAAATACCGAAGAACATCAACTTTATAAGTCCTTAAAAGTTCAAATATCATTGTATATTCACCGCCCCTAATATCGGCAAATCATCAACGTTAATGACAATGCTTTTATCCGAGTTATTAATTCGCAAGTTTTGATAGTCAACAGCGCCGGCATCAAGAATTAAACTGCCTATTTTAGCGATTGAAAGTTTAACTTTTTCGTCCCTTGTAATCACCATTTTTTCAAGCTCGATTAAATATCCTCGCATAAGGTCTTTAAATTTAGGTAAATCAAATTCACGACCTTCTATTACAGCACTAACATTAATCGGCTTATTGATTGCAGATGAAACAGTAACCATAGCAGTTGTAGGCCTTACGGTTTCGATATAATCTTTAACCGCTTTAACCAATTTATCGGAAGCTGGTTTAAATTCGCTATTCACAATAATAACCTTAACTGTACCTGGTCCATTCCAAACCGGTATTACTTTCGCACCACCAACGCCAGGAATAGACATAGCCCATTCGTAATAGTGCATTGTATTTCCGGAAGTACCAGGATATCGAACATGCAGTAAATACCGTTCCCTTAACATGTCGTCCGTTTCTTCTTCAAAACCATCAGAAGTAGCTTCGACGTTATTTACAGATATAATGCCTGGTATAGACATTGAAATAGTCGTTATTGTATTAGCGTTAACATTTCCGCTTGTGCCAGGTTCAACAGCTCTTACCTCTATTTGTTGAGTACCTTTTACTACATGCTCCGATGTTGACTCAAACAAAATCCCACTCGCCGTAGAAAATTGACTACCTTTAGGCACTATTCCGTTACCCTTAACAGTAACAACCCCTATCGCGTGGGTAGCAGCTTTGCGAACAACCCCTGACTCTTTAGCACGCATGGTTAAGAAGTCGCTATAAGAGGTATCGCCAAACGCCACTTTATATAACTCGCCTAATTCAACATATGTTTTCATAAACTCAATAGCGTTAGATGAGAACACATCATATTCAAACGTGCCTTCAAATTTACTATAAGGCGATACACATTGTTCTTGTAAATCTTTTAAAATCTCATCGCTAGTTGGAATGTTAAACATTAATATTAAGCCCTCCATATACCGTTGTTAACTCTACAGAACAATCAACTTTATCACCGTTTTCGTCGAATGTAATATTATCAATAGACTTGATATAAGGGTTAACCATAAGACACTCAACGATAACTCGTCTGAGTTCACTGTACCGCTCGCTAACACTCATTACTTTGCCTATAAAAGGCTTTAATTGAATACCATAACGAGTAGAATAGGCTAGATATTGATTACGTTCAGTCATTAGAGCTTTATATACCCAAACTTTCAATGCTTCATCACCAGTTACTTTTATTCGGTTACCGTTAGCAGTGAATTTAAATGAGTTTGTTTCAAAGTTCCAATCATATTCAACAAACAACGGCAACTCATCACTTTGATAAACACTGACATTCGTTGAACTTGCGAATGGATATTCCGCACTCATAACTTCACCACCTTTTGGTCTACATAATACAACTGCTCGCCTTGTGCATATACCGGAAATACCGTTACTTCATCACCTACACGCAAGGTATCAGTCATGATAATTGTATCGGTATAGTCATTATGAATTTCATGTGTATGACTGGCGAACAAAGCATATCCACCGCCACCACTTCTAGGTTGAGTTTCACTTATAATGTGCCCTTTTGCTTCTCTGTAGTGGTCCGGCTTCCAATAGTCGTTTAAATATATCTGCTCGTTCGTGATATCGATGTTATCAACCCTAATTACAAGGTTAGGAAATGGTGATGTAACAACACCAATTCGCATTCCCATTGGCTGTTCATCTTTAGCTATTCCGTGAATAGTATTAACCATTTTTGCCATTGAATGAGCAGCGCTCGGAATATCTTTAGGCATAACGTATTTCTACCTTTCTTTTCGTTGATTTTCTAGTAGACCTTCGACCTTTTCCTTTAGAAGTTTTACTACCTTTTTTCGCTTCACGTTCTAGGTGTTTCTTTTCCTTTTCCTCCAAAGAATGGTCTACCTTTTCTTTCGTCATTAAGTTTTCAAACTCAATCTCGAGTTTCATTGTATGTTGTCCGTTTTCGAATTTATGCGTATCGCTCTTTATCCAAAACTGACCGCTTAACTGCGTAATCACATCTTTAATTTCGATTGAATACGAGGACAATGCATCATAATCGCCTAGACAATCGATAACACCGCTACGTTCAGGACCTTTAAATATATCCTTAACTTCTTCTTGCGTGTTTTTGTTTTTACCTTCTTTGTATACCGCTTGTATCATGGAATACTTTTGAATTTGGTCGTCCTTGCTTTCATATCGAATTAAATTCCCTTTATCGTCAACAATCATAACTTTATTAATCATGTTTTCGATACTCTCCTTATAGGAAGAGTCTGTAATGTTTCGATATTGGTCGATTACAAGGCCTTCAATCACTGAACCCTTTTCTATGACGTCGAGTTCGTCGCCCTCCATCATAGCTTGATATTTTTTGTCGGTCTTTTTAGCTGCCTCTGTATAAGCCATGAGTATGATTTGATAACCTGACTTGTTATTAGCGATAAAAGTTATTTTTTCGCCTGTTTCAGCGAGGTTACCAACCTTAATGCCCATTTCCTTGCAAACAGCCTTTGTAATGTCCTCTGCGGTCATATTCGTGAATTTTCTAGTAGTTTTTGATTTACTAAGAATAAACATATTGTCATAACATACAACTGTAATCGCTGATGCGGAGGTTTTTCGTTCGGTGGAATATATATTTCCAACGAATTGCAACTCACCATCTTCTGAATACGCTTTAACAGTTTCACCTATACCGAGTACATATACAGGCCAATTAGTATCACGAGGTTCTTGCGTATATACAAATTCAAGTTTTCTTGCTGCCTGAATACGAGAACCGCTCCATGTCGAATTATTAACTAAATGAGATATATCGTTTTCAACTGGAACTTTCTTTTCTTCGCCGGTTTTATCATCCCTAACCGTTTTCGTTCCGATGTGCTTAATAATCATCACTTAACCTTCAACTTTCTTAACTGACTTAAATTATTAATTGCCAAGTTCTTTAAGTCGTTAGATTGAATAATTCGCTCGTAGTGCTTATAGTTGCCGTATGCTTTTTTAGCCGCATCTAAAATATCTGAACCCCTATTATAAAGCGTTGCCGTACTAGGCTTATTGTTAATTGTAGGTCTATCTTTAAGACCTGTAACATCATCAACAGCTTTCGTATCGTCTGCAGACATAGAGGTATTTAAATCTTTATACGCTTTAAAACTAAGCGTGTAATATAAATCGCCGGTGTTTTCTTGCTTTTTCCATGGAAAGGCCATAATAGCCATCATTAAATTAATAGGACCATCGCTAACAATAACCCTAACCGGCTTCTTAGACTCTTTCCACTTATTAATCAAAGCAACAATTTCCGCCGGCTTACGTTTATCTCCTACGATAAACGGATAGTCTTTAGCCGGAAGAAAACTTTCAAAAGTTAATGTAATTAATTTAGGGTTGCCAAACAATAGCGCTTCACCTATTTGAGTGATATTAACGCTTTTATTATCTTGTTCATTCCCTACTTCGTACTTTGTAGGAGTTACTGGCAAGACTAATCGTTCTTCACCTTGTGAAAGAATAATTGTAGGATAGTTATTTCCGCTTTTACCTAATACAACAGATAAAAGCGATAATGCCCTACCGATACCGCTAATTAATTTTGCCATTATACACCCCCATAATTTACTTCCGCACTTTCAAGCATAGAGAATAACGAATGTGCTATACGGTCGATATCTGCTTCTTCACGAACAACAAACGTATTTCCGCTTATAGAATATTGGTTAACAGAGTTAGAACCACTTAAACTATTCGCAATCATCTTTTCCGTTGTTGCGTGTGGATAAATTCGACTACCATTTGGTAAATCTACAATTTCACCGCCACGTTCGTTGATTTCAGTCCAACCACCACCGAAATGACTTGTACCAGTCGCATGACCTGGAATACCTGTTACTTGCGAGCCTCTTGCTTGAACCGCACTTAACGCACCACCTACAGCATCAAATACACCGCTTGCTGCACTCTTAATAGGACTCCATACATTTTCATTAAACCAATTAGCAACTCCGGCCCATACGCCTTTAATACTTTCCCATGCACCACTAAACACGCTTACAATGCTGTCTATTGCAGAACTAGCGAAAGAATACACAGGTTGCCAAACAGTATCATTGAACCAATTCGCAACAGGACCAAATATCGCCACTATGCCATCCCATAAGAATGCATATAAGCCAACAATAGTATTAATCATTGGAGCACAAGTTGATAAAATACTATTCCACTTTTCGCTAAACCAAGCAGTTAAGCCTTCTAAATTATTTGTGATGCCGTCATATATTTGCTGTGCAATTTCTTCACCAAATATAGCACCGCCAACACCACCTACAAGGCCACCAATAGCACCGCCAACAGCAGTTCCGGCACCAGGAATTATAGAGCCTAAAGCAGCACCGCCCATAGCACCCAACTTCGCTCCGGCTAAACCACCGGCAAGACTACCACCTAAACCAACTCCGGCACGAGCTTTATCATCGCTCGTAGCTAAATCATATGCCCCCATAGCTAATGCTAATGGAAGTGCGATTTTACCGCCGATTTTAGTTAATCTTCTGCCAACTGCTCCGGCACCTTTACCTACTTTGCCAACGGTTCCAACTCCAGCACCTTGCGCACCGCCTAACATTCGATTTGCTATAAGAGTTACATTTAAAGCGTTTATAGTCATATCACCGGCAGAACTACCGCCAGGACCACCCATAGAGCCACCTTTTGCGCCTCTAAATAAATTAAAAGCACCTCGACCGGCTTTAAAAACACCTATTCCGGCTACCGCTAATGCAGCTGCAGATAAAATAGAAGGAAGACCTTCCATTTTTAACGTTTGACCTACCAACTCTTTGATAGCGGAAGTTATTCCGTCAAGAACGCTTCGGACTGTAATTCCGTTTACTTCAAAGTTCTCAGTTAAACCGGCGAACCAGTTATTAACACCTTGTACAATATCCCTAAAGCCACCAATTTTACCGTCCATAACCTTGATAACAAAACCATCCCAAGCACTAGAAAGTAGCGTTAAATCACCAGTTAAGTTATCAAGCTGAATAGCAGCCATTTCTTTTGCTTTACCGTTTGAATTGTCGATAGCTTCCGCCAGTTTATTAAAATCAGCATCCGGAGAATTTACCAACGCGAGTAAGCCTGACATAGCTTCTTGACCGGCTAACATACCGGCTACAGCGGCTTTACTTTCCGGAGTTAATTTACTCATACCTTCTTTAATATCTTTAATGATATCTCTAAAAGGTTTCATCTTGCCGTTAGCATCTAATATATTAAGGCCTAAAATTTGCATAGCTTCGCCGGACTCTTTCGTCGGTTTAACCATACGAGTCATCATAGCTCTTAGAGCTGTACCGGCTTCTGAACCTTTAATGCCCTGGTTAGCCATAAGACCTACAGCTAATGCAGTATCTTGTATGCTAAACCCTAATGCGCCGGCTACTGGTGCAGCATATTTAAACGTTTGCCCCATTAGAGCAACATTTGTATTTGAGTTAGTTGCCGCAGAGGCCAATACGTCGGCGAACATAGCGGAGTCTTTAGCTTGTAAACCGAACGCAGATAAACTATCAGTAACAATATCAGAAGTTGTCGCTAAATCTTCACCGGAAGCAGAGGCAAGGTTCATGATACCTTCAATACCGCCAATCATTTCGCTAGTTTTCCAACCGGCCATCGCCATATACCTAAACGCTTCAGCAGACTCAGTTGCGGTATATTTAGTGGCAGCGCCCATGTCGATTGCTTTTTTCTTTAGCTGTAAAAACTCATCAGATGTTGCACCTGAAATAGCTTTTACATTTGACATTTCTTTCTCGAAATCAGCGTACTTTTTAATGCCGTTTGCGATGCCAAAACTAATACCGGCTATACCGGCCATTTGCATTGTAGCACCGAACATCGCACCGCTTAATCGATTACCCATAGCGCCAACACTACCAGCTAGATTTTGCTTAACGTTAACTGTAGCGGTATAAACTTTACCTTTAAAGCCGTTTAGTTCATTTTTAATTTTATGAACTTTAGAAGTAGCATTATCTTTAGCATCAATCTTAACTTTAATGTTACTACCAGTTCGCTTTAATTTAGATAGTTCGCTTTCAGCTTTTTTACTTGCGTTTGCAATACCTTTAACAGAGTTAATAGCACCGCTCGTGCTTTTATCAACACCGGCCATAGCAGGAGTAAGAGTATTAGCAGATTTTGCTAGTTGTTGCGTTGATTGTTGCGCCTTTTTTACTGCATTGGTAAAGCCTTTATCGTCAAGGTACAGTTCGACGCCTAAACGTTCTTTATTATCCACCTAATACCTCCCTTATAGCTAATTTTGTGATTTCCACACGTTCTTTCCTTTCCTTTTCCATAGCTACATGACAAAGCAGTTTTTCCATTAAGGACAAACCAAAGAAATATTCAAACGTATGACCTTTTAAAACTAAGTAGGCGGCCGTAGCCGCCTCCCAGTCTTCTTCTATTACTTTTTTGCTTCGTCAAAGATAGCGTGGTCGAGTTTCTTACCAACACCTACAGACTCAATCAACACAGTGCTAATAGCTTTAATTTCGCCGAATTCGAATAACTTACCTACAATGTCCATAGGTTCGGCGCAATCATAAGCCTTTTGCAAGTCTTTATCTTTCAAATTAGGCTCTACAATACAGTTATAAACGATGTATTCATCATTATCACCATCTAGACCTAATGCTTCTGTCATAAGTAAAGTTGTAGGCTTTTTAGCTACTACTTCACCCAAAGAAGTTTCGATTGTTAGTTTTTGACTTTTACGAGCCTTAATTTCTTCACGTTTAGCAATTAATTCGTTAATAGATACAGACATTGTTATATTCCTTTCAATTAATCAATGGACTCAATATATTGTAAATCTTCCGGTGTAAAGCCGAACGGAATGTCAGTTTCAACAACTTTGCCTTTTTCAAAATGCAAAGGAGTTAATTTATTGAACCATACATTATCAATAGAGATACGTTCCTTTTGACCGTCCACCGCGTCAGGGTCGTCCAATAAGCCAGTAATTACAGAACGAGGGTCTTTACCAGCGCTCCACGCTTCATGCAATTTACGGAAGTTTCGATTGATTACGTTTTTAATTTTTGCTGTGCCTTCACCTTTAAGGGATGTAATTTTACTGTCAACAGAGTTGCCGATAATCACATCTTCACGTTGGGCCTCAACAGTACATTCGAAACTTTCAATTTCAAATACCAACTCACCGTCGAACCAAACTTTACCATGAGAGCCGTTCCAACGGCGACGACCACGATATTTTACATCTTCGCTTGCTCTTGCCATTTATTCTTTCCTCCTATTACATTGTGAAGCTAATTTTAAGGTCTTCCATAGCGTCAACAAATTTAATGTTGCCGGCTAAACCAATTTCAGAACCAGTGTTATATTGACGAATATCCATAGCGGACATTGTAGAAATATCTTCGCCCTTGATAATCGCATAGTCCTTTTGGAATTGCTCGTCAATATCAACTTTATTCTTAGCTCGATTGTCGAGCACGTTGCCGGCTAATTGACCAAAGTAAACCATAATTGCTGCTACAAATAGCATTTTATGGTCGTAGTCATTAATGTATTTACCTACATAATACTTTTTAAAGGTATCGCGAATATCATCTGTTACCATGTCAACACCTTCAATAATTTTGATTTTACGGAATTCTTGACCTTTGTCAGTTGTGAACGTTTGCAAAGAGTTGCAAGCACGAGCAATCTTAACACCTTCGCCATCTTCTTCGTCGAACAAGTGCAATTCGCCTTTGTCGATGCGGTCTGTTAAGTCCTCGTACACTTTAACGCTTTCAACTTCCGTTAATTTAAAGTACGTTGCGGAGCGGTCCAACGCCAACCCAGCCAAAATACCAGCGATACGAGCAGTATATTCAATCGGAGTATACGTTTTGTATGTAGTTTGACCTTGAGCGCTTTGTCCGTTTGGTACTTTAATATCTTCTGTACAGAAATTAATAACGCCTTCGTGGTCTGCTGCCACGCTTGCTACTACAGCTTTAACAGTTTTACGACCATTATTTCGTTCTGCTTTAATGTAGGACGCCAAGTCTTGTTGGTCTTGAACTGTACCAGTAGGTGCGGCAATGTAGTTATAACGAATATGTTTTAACTGTTTTAACAAAGTAGCTTGCGTATTTTTTGCGCCTTGTACACTTGCTTTAGGTAATGTATATACAAGTACACGCAAAGGCGTTCCATCTAAGCACTTTTTAATCAAATCAGTTGTAGCTTCATCGAATGTACTATCCGGAATTTCGCTAATATCAGCGATTTTGTACTTGTTAGATACATCCGTTTTTTCACATTTTAAAATTAATACCACAACACCACGAGCGGAACGCTTAATTGCAGTTACGCCCTTTGTTTTAAAGTCAATTAAGACCTGTGGTAAACCGAATTTTTCTTGTTCATTTGGCATTTGGTTATTCCTCCTCGGTTAAATTATTGCCATTAAGGCTAAATGAAAGAGTATTAACTACTTCACCACGAACAAAACCAACTTCTTCGTCAGTGAAAGCGTCGTTAAACTCTAGATTAAAGATAAAGTGTAATACTTCATCTATAAATGTATGCTCGAAGTCGTTAATGGTGATATATCTATCATCGACTTTTAGTACAGGCCTAAATACACATTCTAAACTATCGCTCATTTCGTACAAGTCAGCACGCTTAATGCGGTTATTCTTATCTTCCATAGCTCGGAATGTAACATCGACTTGAACAGTCCTTTCGAAATAGTTGTAATCGCCAACGCCACTATGAACAAACATTTCAATATAAAAATAAGGTGCATTTGACTTTTCAACGTTGTCAAAATACACCTTATAATTAGGATATTTGTTTTTCAAAAGGTCAACTAAGGCCTTTTGAATACTTCTTAATTTAAGCATCTATCAAGTTCCTTAGTATCTTTCTTGTGTCATTTAAAAATTGACTTTTTCGCTTAACTGTAGAGCGATGTAACATTTTATGCCCTTTCACAAAACCACCTTTCGGCGTTCTGTGTCCATATTCAATATGGTTAGCATATTCAGTATTGTTATATACCTCAATGGAGTTGCTTTGCGGTTCAGTACGCTTCCATGCATTTCTAAGCGTACCAGTATCAACAGGAGTTTTCGCTTTTGTGTCGGCGATTAATAACTCCGCTTGTTGTTTTAAAAGTGTATCGATGTATTCAGGGTACAACGATAAAATCTTTTTCCACTTAAAATTCAGCTCCATAAAGCCGTTAACTTTTGCTCCCATAGTTAAGCCTCATCATCACGAATTAACGTGATTTCCTGGTGCGTTGTGTACTTAAAAGGACTATCACAGCGCATAATGAATGTTTGGCCTTGATGATTGATTGTAACAATATCATTAGCCATAACATCGTAATCGACCGGCAAGGACAATCTTAATTTATCCTTTAATGCGAATACGCTGTCAGTATTAACACTATTCATGCTTGTTTGCCCTGTTTGTCCTAATTTACAAGGAACATTTACATACACATCGACTATATCGAACACATCCGCCCCTATATCGTCCGTGGTGGCTTGTTGACGTGAAATGGTACATGTATCTTTGTACATGATATCTGCAAGCAGTTTTCCGTATACATTAGCCATTCGACCACACCACTTTTCTATATAGATTTAATTTAGTGCGAATGCTTTCAAAGTCTTTTTCACTAATACATCCAATAGGAGATACATCAGTTACCGCCCAGGTAAATTCAACGTCATTTTCCTTCAAAGATTTTAGCGGTCCATGTGTATCGCTGTATTTATCTTTGATGTACTTTGTAGCTAATTCGGCTGCGGTATATACGAGCGTTCGAGGGAAGTTCGTTCTATGGCAGTAGTCCATACAATCTAGAACGAACTTTTCCGCAAACATCGCTATGTAATCAGCATAATTAACTTGATTAAGACTATCAGTCATCGATATTAAGCGGTTAGTTGTATCAATAACTAAGGTTACCGCTTCATCGTATTCTAAATATTGAACGTTACCCAAAGTTATTCTCCTTAATAACAGACATGTTCCCACATGTCTTCGTCAAATTGTTCAATAGGTTCATCGTTTGCAATAGCAGCAGCAAGCATTCTTGTGCTATCGTTTAATTCTTGCGTTGAAATATCTCCAGGACTAACGACGAATACTCTATCTAAGGAGTTTTCACCAAAGATAGATTTATACGTTTCACACATATTATTGAACTTGTTCAAAGCGTCAATAAATGCTTTCTCTTTAGTTGTCATAATAACCCTCCTACACAGTTAACAACATACCAATAATAAAATGTAGGTACTCATGGTCGTCTTTAATAGTAGCCCAAACCGGTTTACCTGTTTCATAGTTCCAACCTTTGTATTGGCCTTCTTCCGTTGGTTCAAATACGCTTTCAAGCCCCATACTTAAAACTTCGGTTGAACCGCTCGAATATGTTTTACCGATATAAGGTGAAATAAAGTTATCCTTTTTTGCTTTTTCCCTGCCGTAACACCTTACATTTAAAATGTCATTTAGCTTTTCTTCAACTTCGCCTTTAGTACGCATTTCTATAAATTCATTAGAAAGGCGTTTAGCATCTTTATTAAAGTATTCAACCATATGACCTATTTCATGAAATGGAGTTGTCTTCTTAACGCCATTCATATTAATTGTAATGTATCGTTCAGGGTTTTTAATTTTAGCATACTTCAAAGGGCGACCAGTAACAGCAGCATCACCAAAGAAATAACCACGTTGAATTTTACGAGTGTTAATGCCTTTATTGTTATCCTTTAACATTTTACCCCAATCACTAGGATATACATCAAACGCACCTTGTATCATTTCTTTATTTTTCTTAACGCTACCTTCGGCCCATGAAGCATTAGGAATTTTATATCCAACCTCACGATATTGAGATAACACCTTTACCAATTCATCTTTATTGCCTATTAAGTTAATAATATCATGCTTTTGACTTACCATCTTACCAAGATTAATTACATCCTGCGCAGTTGCTTTCGATGTATCAAATTTAGATAGTTTATCTTTTATATTAACCTCTTTAGGTTTAACTGGTTTCGGTTGCTTAGGCTTTTCGACCTTTTGTTCCTCTCGCCAATCGGCGAATGTTTTTGTCTTATCGACGTAAATTGCTTTCCATTCTTTATAGTTCATATTGCGTGGTACTTTTTGATATTGTGTCCACTCCCCTTTAGAAGTTGGTTCTTTCTTAGTAATTCGAGAACCGCTAGTAGGTTTCTTATTACTAATAGCACCGGCAATCGTAGACCTACAACGAGGATGAAGCGGAGGAACATTATTTCCTACTTCGGCTTCACTAACTGGGTAGATATTATTATCATGTTGCCTACAAATTGAGGATGTACGTTTATCCATTGTCGCAATAAACTGAAAGAATTCCATATCAGAGGAACGCAATGAGTCTAATGTAGATTGGTTATGAACATAGTTTAATTCCGTTCTAACTAATCTTACAGCATCATTTTTAGATACTCCCATTCGTTCTTGAACTTCTTTCGCTAGCTTATTAACAGATACGCCACGATGAACACCATTAACAACAGTATCTTGAATGGCACGAGCCAACTTTTCACCGTTGGCCCATATCCGTTCACTGTAGTTTTTACCACTCCATGGAGTTCGTAATACTTGCTCTATTTGTTTATTATCAACAACAACATTTAAAGGACCTTGCCCTTTCTTTGCCAATTCATAGGCAGAATGTAAACGATTGTCTTTATATGCTTCTTTTAAGAAGGAGGACATGACCTTGTCTGTATTTCGATTTAGTTTGTCTATTTCGATAAGAGTATCGCTGTACAATTTATCCAACCTAGAAATGCGCGAACGCATCGAAAGGGTATTAAGTTCTAGCATAACTTTAGGGTTGCCAGTCTTTTCGAATTCCGCTAAATAGTCTTCAACGTCCTTTTTCCAAGTCCTAAACTCTGTTCCGTTAATTAACTTACGAGCATCCGTAATACTTAGTCCGTTGTCTGTGGCGAACTTTCCGTAAAGTTGTTCAATGTTTGTTTGTAGCCGTTGGGCGGACCTTTCATATTGAGCGGTCAACTCTTTTTCGATTGTTTCACGGCTTTTTTTATTCCATTCATCTTCACGTTCAATAGCACGCCTAGCCCAATATGAATTAGTCCCCATGTTTTACCCCTTAGCCTAATTTATGAACAAATTTAACAATTCGAATTTGTTTAGGTTCGTAAACTCGTTCCCAGTTACCGCCGTCTTTTAATTCCGCACGAGATACGCTTTCAGCATTGGCACGAGTTTTATTAGTCCATTTTACTCCGCGAGGATGCAAGATGAACGCCTTACGAGAAATCAAGTAATCAACACCGGAGCCTTTACGTTTATCACGGTCAACTTCCGCTGGAACCATACCAACAGGAGAACCTACGCCATACGCAATAGCACCTTCACCGAACAAATAAGTTGTGTATTTGTCAGTATCAACAGGGCAACCATCATCAACAATTACACGACGGCCCATGTAGTAATCGAAGGACAAAGCATCGGACTGACGGATAGTTTGAATTAAGTTTAATTTATCAAGATAAGATTTTGTTGCGGAGTGCATAACAACTGCTGTTAAAGCGTTGCGAGCATCACCCATGAGTTGCATAGCATCGATAAAACCTTCCGCGGAGAAGTTGGCAGATTTACCAGTTTTAGTAGAAATGTCGAGGATGTGGTCGGACATTGTAGCAGCAGCGAATACACCGTCAAGGATATTCAATAATTCTTTTTGGTGGTCGCGAGCCCAAAAGCCTGCAACTAAATCACCAATAGCGGACATAGGGTCTGCACCGGATAATTGAGCGGACAAGTCAGTTGCACCCCACATTTTAGCACGGCGAATAGTTGTAGAAGCATCCATTTTAGAGCCGATTTTGTCTGCTGTTAAATCGTTACCCTCTACTACGTTTTCAGAATCGCCAGTTAAATCAGTGAAGAAAGGCATGTTGTGAACTTGTGCCGGTTCAGATGCAAGCATGTCGAATTGGCTATCACGAGTTGCGATACCGGAAGAGAAAATAGCGGATAATTCGCTTGTACGGCGTGTTACATAATCAGTAAACAACGCTGTAGGGTTAATTACGTCTCTCAATGTAGTTGCTGCGAATGTTTGCAAGTTAAAAGTAAAGTTTTGAGTTGGCATTATTAGTCCTCCTAATTTAAATTAAGCCATCAATAGATACACCGGCTTGTGCTGCAAGCGTTTTAGCTTGTGCGACGTCGGTTCTAATAAGTTCTGCTTGTTGCGTTAAGTTAAAGTGTTCTTTACTGAAAGGATTAACCTTAGGCGTGCCTTCCCCTTTGTTAGGGTCGTATTTGAATTTAGGTTCGCCTTGTGGTTTAAACAAGAACGCCTTATTCTTTTGCAAGTCTTTTAATTGTTCATCTAAACCAGTTACTTTGCCATCATCAGCAAGTACGAGCTTAGACTTATCAATAAGGTTAGCTACGAGTTCTGCATCTTGTGCGCTATCACCAATCGCTAATTGAACCGCGGTACTCAATTTAAGCGCTTTTAAATCTTCGGCAGCTTTTAAAGCGTTCGCTTTATTGTCTGCTTGAAGTTTCGTAATTTGGTCTTTTAACGCTTGTACATCGCCTTCGCTATCCTTTAAGGCTTTCAACTGTTTATCCCTATCTGCAACAGCAGTTTCTAAGGTTTTCTTTTCCGCGTTAACCTCATTAAAACGCGACTTTGGAACATATTCACCATCTAGAAATTCTTTAAATTGTTTGGTTGCGTTTTCGATGTTATCTTCCGCAATACCCAATTTTTCTAACAGTTCCTTAAATGTCATATGTTTTTCTCCTTTCGGTTTTTACCGTGGCCCTACCACGAATGAAAAATATAAATACGATTATTCGGCAGTATCGAATTCATCGTCAGGCTCGTCTATAGAGTCCTTGTCATGATTTTCGTTATGCCAATCATCGTAAATACCGGTGTTGTTTTGTGCTTCTTCTGTTTCAATTTGCTTCATTTCCTCGTTTACATCTTCAACAAACGGATGATGAGCAAGAATAGTTCGCTTAGATACTACGCCCATTGATTTTGAACACATATCCACTAAGTCGCCGTCATTCTTAACGCTTGTTCGTGTCCAAATTTGCGTAATTGTAATATCATTTGAACCATGAATAGAACAGATAGCACGAATTAATTCATTAAAGCCTAGTTGGAATTCAGTTTCCATCATACCGGCTTTAAGTTCCAACAAAGTATATAAAAACTTCATTGCTTCACCGCTTGTACCGTCTAAGCCTTGTTGCTGAGGGTCTACCCCTTGCCCCATGTCAAAGATGGCTTTACGAGTGATATCAAGAAGTTCCTTGCGTGCTTCAACAGGAATGTCGATAGTTAATGTTGAAATACCGCTTCTATCGTCAGGACCTGTAGAGTCCATTTGTATCGCTTTGTATTTCTTCATACCTTCTAAGAATTCAGCTAGGTTTTCACCGCCATAGTTAGTTAGTACATATATAACCTCTTGCACATCCTCCAAGTCGTTTAAGAAACCGCTGTATGTCTTATCATATACATCGATTAACTCCTTAATTCGTTTTAAATCGCTTGTATGACGTGCATTGTTAGCAAACGCAATAAATGGAACATTTCCCATTTCATGAGGAATAGTGTCTACATTTAACGTTACACCACTAGGGTCAATCATTGTAAATGCAGTATAAGGTGATAAGGTATCAAAGTTATCACCGGTCCTCATAGAAAAGGCTTGCACTTCTTTGTCATTCCAATATTCGTATACCGTAATATTTTCGCCTTCGTCGTTAATATCTGCATATACACGAAGTATGCCTTCTAGTTTTGTATTAATACGATTGTTGTAAATTGGAATGATTTCGTTTGCCGGTAATACAGCCCATTGAAAATCGCTATTTTCATCTATCCAATAATGAACCCAAGCTACACCACCATTTGTAGCTTTAACGCATAAGTCTTTACATTTCTTTTCGTACGCATCCCCTAATGTATCAAGAATGATTTCATTCAGCTTATCATCTTTAACATCATAAATCGGTGGTGCCGTAAACATATAAGCGGTTTTTTGGTCTACTAACAAAGGGTAAAAAGAATACGCTATTCTATTGTCGGCTTGTCGCATAGGGTTAAAACTTTCGCCTTTTTGCTTTGCTTCTTCAATATCCTTTGGTTTCGACTCTAAAAGTTTAATATCGTTATTAACTTCATAATATCGTTCCGCTGTTTGCATTTCGCTAATTACATTCGCATGACTTGTAGTATGCTTCTTAATTAACTTCTTAACTAATTCTAGCTCCAACCTTTCACCTCCTAATACGTCATTAATCGAACGCCTTTTCGTCCGTCGAACTCTTCCATAGCATATCGCATGGCGTCCATTAAATGGTTAAAATCATCAATAGGTTTATTTACCATGTTGTCGAACTTATCTTTATCCCATGTGTAGTTACTAATTTCAGTAATGAAATTAACGCACCGAGGATGAATAATAATTTTATAGTCCTGGATAATCGAAATGCCGGCACGAATTGAGTCAGGTCCTTTTTTGGCTGCCCTAATTCGATTAAGTCCAGCTTTCCTAAGGTACGCAATCGATTTAGGTTCCGCACTATCCGCTTTAATTCGTTCCTTTGCATATCCCATTTCACTAACCTTTTTTAATATATCTTCGTTGCTCATACCATTTTCGTACATTTCATCAAATACATAAATCTCACGAGCGACTGTATCAACAAGGCCACAGAACAATGTACTAGGGTCATTTACATAACCAAAGTCCATACCAAAGGCAGAGCGTACATTCGGCCTATTAGAAATTTCGTGTGCATCAAAAGCTCGTTCTTCCCAATTTTCATATACAAGGCCTTCAACAATACCCCACTCACCAAGACCAGCGGTCCTGTATCGACGAGGGTTCTTTTTCATTTCCTCGAACAATATTAAGTCAGCATCACTCAAGAACTCATTACACATATAATTCGTTGTTGTAGCTAATACATTTGGATTAGGTTCATCAAAAAAGCGTTTCTTTAGCCAGTGTCTATCAGACCATGGGTTAAAAGTTAATACTACTTGATGATACATTCCTTTCGGCAACTGACCGCGAATACTTTCATCTAATCGGTCGAACGCTTCCTCGCTCGTGATTTCGTACGCTTCCTCTATCCATAACCTACACAAAGAACCAACCTCAACGGTGATTGATGTTACTTTTAAAGGGTCGTCTAAGCCTCTAAACAATATCTTCTGTCCAGTTGGTTTATAGGTAATTTCTAAAGGTGATGTGCTGCACTTAAAAAAGTTATCCACCTTTAAGCGGTGTATAGCCCATTTAAGTTGTGCATAACAACTATCACGCAACGTTCGTTCAACCTTACGAACTACTAACCAATTAATATGAGGGTTTTCGATAATTTCAGTTATAACCTTTAATGATTGAGTTGAGGACTTCTTACTCGCACGGCTTCCTTTAACGGCCTTATAACGGCCTTTAAACCGCCAAAACGCACCATAATGCTTGCCTACGATACTAGGTAGATGAACGACTACTTGATTATCCTTAATCTTCAATTTCATCACCACCTATAATAATAGGAACGAGCGTTTTATTATCTTCATTTTGTTGTTTAATAACAGCGACTTCATTTTTAAGTTTAGCAATACGAGCTTTTTGCTCTTCCGTTGCCAATTCGCTTTTACATAGTTCGTCATATTGCTTAATTAATCTTGCCAACGTGTCCATCGCCCTTGATTGCGCTTTAAGAAACTTCTCCATACGAATATCTGCCGTTATTGTGTCAACATGCTTTTCAATTCGTTTAGTGTTCCCAAATTGGTCGCTTTCCTCAACGGTTTGAGTAACGCTTTCAATCTGTTTGTCCGCATTTTCACTTTCGATGAACATTATCTTTTGTGCTCGTATGATTGCAGCATATTTGATACAAATATTCCCCCATAGTATTTCTATAGGGGTTATTGTTTCAATATCTTCAATTACGCCAATCATATCGAGTGGCAAGTATTTGGCAAAAAGACCATGCTTTAAAGCGTTTTGACTTCCAACAGGTGGACCTCCACTATTACCCATGGCATTTTTATTACCAAACGGAGCACCTATTTTCTTTTTCGGTTTAGGTTTAGTCTTAGCACGCTTCCAACCGTATCGCTTTCGCCAAGATTTAACTGTTTCGATTGATACGCCGTATTTTTCGGCTATGTCTTTGTAGGGTAGGAACTTTTTATAGTCCTTCTCGGCTGCTTCATAGTTTTTCACATACTCACCACCTCCCACCGAATATCTACTTCAAAACTTCATTGCTTTTATGTTTTAGTTTTCCATGTTGCCTAACACAAAGACCGCCTTTTGGCTTGTGTGCGTGGCTGTAGGTTATGTATGACTGGCATAAGCCGTCATACTCAATCATTTCCGCTGTACACTTGTTATTCTTATTGTTTAAGCATTTACGCTTAGAACATACAACGGACGTCATTTTAAAGCGTTCATAAATTCACGAGTCAAATCATAATCGCTTGTGAATTTACCTTTCTTTGTTGTTGTCGTTGTACTAGAACCACGAGATTTAACACCACGAGCAGTAACACAACTATGTTTCGATGTAATGTGTACAATAACATCTTTACTGCCAGTCGCAATAGAAATAACTTCCGCAATATCTTCACCGATTTTTTCTTGTAGCTGTAAACGCTTACAGCACATTTCAGCGATACGAGGAATTTTAGACAAGCCAATTACACGACCATTAGGGATATATCCTACGCTAATATTCATGTCATACATCAACGCTAAGTGGTGTTCGCACATAGAAAAGGCTTCAATATCTTTAACAATAACCATTTGAGTTGTATTAACTTCAAAGGACTTGCCAAACATTTCGGCAATTTCCTGGTTTGTGTAATTCATACCTTCGAGTAGTTCTAAATACATTTTTGCAGCACGTTTAGGAGTTTCAACAATACCTTCACGTTCTAAATCTTCACCAAGCCCTGTTAATAAGAGCCTAATTGCATTTTCGATAGTTTCTTGACGCATAGTTAAACTCCTTTCATATCAGGCGGCCAAATAAATTTATGAATTTGTAGTTGTAATCTAACGCCTTGTAGGTTATACGTTTTCATGTAATCAACAATATCTTTAGGTTCAATCTTGCCAAATACTGGTGATACATACACCTTCGCTTTAAAGTCGTTGTCCTCGATTAACTGGCGCATACGATTTAAATCTTCAAGGTTACCAACTACAAACTTAATTACATCGCATTCTTCTAAATCTTGTAATGCTTCGCCGTTGTTCATAAACTCTTCTTGCTTAGAAGAAGGGCCTTTGTAATCAACCGTGAACATAAGATTTTGATATTCACCATACATAGGAACTGGGTTAATACTTCCGTTTGTTTCTATGTTAACGAAATATCTATTCATAGCATTCAGTAATTCCGTTAAATCTTGTAATAGTGGTTCACCACCTGTGATAGTTACATTTACATTTCCATAACTATCGACTACTTGCATAATTTCTTCGACGGTCATTTCTTTTCCGCCCTCGAAGCTGTATTCTGTGTCGCAGTACGAACAACGCAAGTTACATTCTGCTAGGCGAATAAACGTACATAATTCACCGGCTCGTGTACCTTCACCCTCGATACTGCTAAAAATTTCAATCACGTTCATAAATAGCAATATTCCCTTCGCTTTCTTGTACAGATACTTTATAACAGCATTTACCTAACTGGTCGCATATCCATTTAGCCATATTTTCAGCTGTAGGGTTTAAATCACCTACTACGTCATTAATATGGTTATGGTCTAAGCGGTCATGAATAGCACGTTTAATATGAGTAAAGTCCATAATCATTCCATTAGCGTTCACTTCTTCGCTTTTCATAAAGACTGTTACTATCCAGTTGTGGCCGTGTAGGTTACGGCATTTGCTTTCATAATCGAGATTGAGTTGGTGTGAACCGGCAATCTCCATTCGTTTCGTTACATAATACATTTTGTTTACTCCTTTAGTCTTGACTACCAGCAACACTCTGATAGTCTAATTTATTTAATAATGCAGATATAGCACTATCTGCTGTTCGCAATAAAGACTTTTCTTTCACGCCTAATAGTTTTGCTTACTCCATGAACTTTTCTTTGATTTCTTGTTTATGTTGGTCGATATGATACGAACCTTTAGAAGTTCTACTCATGCCAAACTGTAAAGGCGCAAGCCATGATGTACTATCGGCCGATGTGCAAAACTTGTTACGCTTTAACATTTTTAAATCTGTACACCCTAATAAGTGAATATCAATTTCAGGCTTACGGTTTTTAATGTACCAAGCTAGGCGGTGAGTGTCCTCTCTAAACGTTTTAGGGTTAGTGATACGCAATTCCGGAACGCTTATTGCTATATAGTCAGCGAACTCGATTAACCTATCTAAGCCCTTTTTGCCGTCCTCTTTATGGAATACGTTAATCTGTCTATTAGGTAGCTTTTCACGCATCCTATAGCGTAGTTTCCATGCATCTTCCGGTGATAATACCTTTTGACAGTCAACCTCAACACAAGTTGAATTTAAATTGTTTGTCATAGTAAACTTCATAAGTTTATCTTGCCAATCAACTAAATCGTCATATGTTAGTTTTCTGTCTTTAGCTGCACCAAACATCAAAGTAAATAAACCGCTATCTTGAATGGTATGTTTAAATTGCAGTCCAGTATTAAGCAACGGTGCATCCGGTTTCAATCGTAAATCATCAGTTATTTTCTTATTTACGATAAATGGATAACATGTATATAGTCGATAGTTAACTTCTGCTATCTTTAGTGCTGCATTAGCGCTAAACACATTATCGGAACCAGCAAAATGGATTTTTATATTGTTTCCTAACAATAGTTGCCCCTCCGTTTGTGTCCTCAATTACTTTACAGAATGTCGCTGTAGGGTATTTATCCATCAACCACTCTGCAATATGTTCACATGACATGCTTTTAAACTGTGCATAACCTTTATCATCGCCAAATTCTTTTAATAGCAATTCTTTGATAATACGTTGTTCTTCAATGAACTCAATTTCACGATTTGAGTCAGTAACAGGAATATGCAATTCGATATTAAATATATGTCGATGTTTACTTCTTAAATATTCAAATTGTACAGGTGCATCAGGCCAGTTGTGAAAGCCATCAACAGATACATTACAAACGATTGTTTTATCCATGTTACACCTCGTAAACGAATAAATGCTCGTCTAAAAAGTCGATTAATTGTTGGTAATTAGCCTCATCACAAACGACTTTAACAGTTTTACCATTATCGTCTTCTTCAGCTTCATCATCAGAGGAATTGTCTTTTTCTTCTTCCTCATCGAAAAAGTCCGTGCGTAAATCGTCTGCACCTAAGAAGCCAAAATCTTCCATGTCGATGAAATTAATATCTTTTAATTCATCTACAAGTGCGCCCAAGTCCCAAGTAGCAATTTCACTAACCTTATTGTCAGCTAGTCGAAAGGCTTTAATTTGTTCTTCTGTTAAATCGTCAGCAACGATACAAGGAACTTCTTCAATACCCAACTGTTTAGCCGCCAATAAGCGAGTATGACCGCAAACTACAATATTATCGCTATCAACAACAAGCGGCACTTTAAAGCCGAATTCTTTAATAGAATTAGCTACATACTGAATAGCTTCGTTGTTGTTACGAGGGTTATTTTTGTATGGCGTTAAATCATTAACGTTAATATTAACAACGTTCATAAAATACCTCCTTTTTATTTTTTACATACAAAAAGAGCACCCTAGTTTTAGGGTGCTCTTTTCATGAGAGAGTTAAGTGTTTTCGCTAAGAGAGGATAGCAATGTCTAAACAGTAGTGCAACTTCTACCTATCGACGAATACATCATATCACTGTCAATAGGGTGCACTCAATAGCATTTTAGGTGCACTTAATGGTAATTTAGGTGCAATAAGTGTAACATTAGGTGCATTTAGGTGCACCCCTACCCCTATGAGGTCGCATAATATCTACATAGTTGAGGACAGTTAGTTGCACCCTTATTTTTTTAAATTGTAATCATAAAATGCTTCTTCTGCTTTTCGAATGGTTCTTTTGATATAGTTCGTTGAGTTATTTTGCATGCCTAATTGTCGATATACAAGCGATATAGCGTACATATCTCTACGGTTAACATACTTTTCAATCAGTATCGCTCTGTATTTTGGTTCAGGTATGTTATAGATACAACGCAATATATCGCACTCTGCTTCAACAGCTTTTTCTTTAAGCGTTGTAATTTCATCTTTTAAGCGTGTTAATTCTTTGAACTGGTCCATAATTCCTATTGCACCACCGCCACCAGTTCTTTCACTCAAACTGCTATGCGGCAGACCAGCTGGTCCCAGTCGCTTTTGAAGTAATTCTAATTGTGATACTAAGGCTTGTTCTTCTAAGTGATAATCATCAATCTTAGCGATATATAACCTTGCTTGATTTCTTTTCTCCGCTTTAGTTAATTCTTCCATACTTGCATTCCCCTTTTACGATTTAAACCCCAGTACTACCAAAACCGCCATATCGTTTATCGGTAGCCGTATCTTTTGCTGTGATACGATATGGAACGATTAATAATTGAACTAACCGCTCACTAGCTTTATATTCGAATGGTGTTTTACCGATATTGCGTAGTGGTATCATAATATGACCTTCATTTTCTTTGTTGTTATAGTAATCGGCATCGATAATACCAGTACCATTCGCAAGCATTACATCATTATTAATACCTACACTTGACCTAAGGTGCATTTGAATGTGTTCATCATAATTAATACGGCACTTAATACCAGTTTTAATTAATTTTGTTTCACCAGGCATAACAACTCCGCTTTCATAAGGCTTCATGTCATAGCCGGCAGCATATTCTGTTTTTCTTCGAGGTAAATCAGCGTCTTCATATCCTGTTACACGTTCGAATTGATTTTCGTTCATTGTTAACAATCACTCCTTAACATAATCTCCAATAAGATATTCTTTTGTTTCTAACACAACATATGATGTATTTTCGTATCCATGACGTTTCTCCCACTCTTGGAATACTTTTGTTAGTTCTTTACTCAGTTCGTCAATGTGTTCGTTTTTAACATTTTTCATGTAATCGTCTGACCACTCAATAATTTCATCATCGATGTCATAGTCGCATACATTCCAAATTGTTCGTTCACCATCTACTGTTGGCACATATCTATACGGATGACCGACTTCTATTGTTGTTTGTAGCAATTCTTCTCTGCTAAAACTACCAAAATCGCCATAGTCATATTCGTTATCTACATAATCTGCGATAGCCATTTCAATGCTATCTTGTGGTTCGCCAGCAATTTCATCATCAACCCAGCAATATTTTGTTTCATCTTTTACTAGCATTGTTATTTAATTCCTTTCAAATTTAATTGCTTCCATACTGTAGTTATTGAGCGATTAACTCTTAGCGCAATATCGGATAAAATCATACCTTCCTGGCGCATTTTAATTGCGTCGTCAACCCAGTCATCAGATTTCTTTAACTTCTGATTTCGTAATTTATGTCCACATGAAGGGCTACACGTTTTCTTGATATTTCTTAATCGATACGATACACGATATTTAATGCCACATACTGGACATTCTTTCACCACCACATCCTCGGACTTTTTATCAACTGTATCAAATTGATGTTCTTTAACACGTTTCGTAATTTTAACCCTGTCTTTAGGGTTCGCTTTCCAAATAGGTAAATGCGATAAAAAATAAGGAACATTATTCATTGCGATTATCTCCCTCTAACCTTTTAAGTTCATCGTTAATATCTTTAGTGATGATACATAAGCACATAGTTAATATACCTATGACAGCACCAATAAATAAGCCTAACACAAATACCCCAATCATTTTTTACTATTCCTCCTATTCCAAATCTCATGTAACACATGAGGTGGTTTAGCGTATTCTATTTGAACTTCCACCCTAGGATTATATTTATCAACACCCACAATTTCAGAGCCGTTGTAATCTGTTATCCACATGTCGTCTAGGATAACTCCTGCGGTGGTTAAAATATCACTGGTCGCTTGTAGTAGGCCGACCAAGTCCGGCCACGCTTTAAAATCCGGCATGTAATAGCGGCACTGTACGGATATAGGGCCTTTATAATTCACTCGTTTTTTGAAGAATTGCAACTGTTTCAAACAATCTTTTTCATAGTTAACAAAGGCTTTTGATGGTAGCACGCGAGGATGTTTACCATGATATACAATTCGTGAACTATTCTTTTTGGTCGTCGGTCGGCCATATACTACCAGCTTATTCATGTTTTACATACGTCCTCCTTTCATCATAGTTTGACAGCACAATAACCGTAATATATCTCTTTCGACTGTTGGCAATTCTTTTGTGTAGTTAAAGAGTGCTGAAATTAAAAATGCTCCAACAGTTCCTTTGTCGTATTTACTTTCATCAAATTCAACTGACGTTTTTTTATTATTTTCATCAATCAAAACTTTAATTTCCATTTTTCATCACCTCACGGTATATATCTTGTAATTTATTTTGCGATTTAAGCGTGAAATTAAACGCAATAAGGTCGGTCTAATATTTCTCACGAGTATTTTATCGTTCGCATATATTTTTGTTCACACAGCGTGAAATTTTAAATTTCGTTAATGTTAAGTGGTTGCCGTTGTGATTTACCTTTAAAGCTAATCAAGAACGAAGTTCCTTTTAAGCGGTCATATACTCGGCTATCATACGCACTTTTAATTTGTTCAACAGATAGGTTCGAAGTGATAACCGTTGATTTACTACGTTCCACCCTATCTGCAATAATCGAAGCGACCTTTTGTTGAACCCATTCGCTTGAATATTCCGCTCCAAAATCATCAAGCACTAATAGTGGTGAGTTTCGAATTCGATTTTCAAATCTCAAATAGTGTTCACTAGGTCCTTTACTAAGCGTTAATAACGTATCGAAAAGGCTAGTCATCGAAATTAAATAGCCGTTATACCCTTGTTCAATCGCTTTTCTTAAAATGCTAATTGCTAGGCTAGTCTTTCCAGTACCAACAGGGCCTATCATAATCAACCCTCTGCCGTTTGTAATGTGTTCTCTAACATGAACGCCATACTTAAAAGCGTTGTTGTAAGCATCCCTATCTTCTACCGGTGCGCCTTGTGCTTTTAGCTTGTCAAAAGTCATATCAACATAGCGACCTTTAATGCCATACACGCTTAAATCGACTTTCTTTTCAACTACAATTGACTCATTGTAAACAGGTTTATAGAACTCATAGCCATTCTGTGTTACCTTGCGACCAGTCGATTTCGCTTCCGTCAGTTGGTTCCTTAGTCGCTCTATTTCCTGGCTTACGTTTATCTGCTCCATTGTTATTCACCTTCTTTTTTAAGTTACTAGCTGCCACGGTTTCAACGTACTTAATGCTACTGCCGCCACTTTCAATCGTTGAGTTAATAGCTACGATTACATGGTCTATTCCGTACAACTCAACCAAATCATCTAAACGTTCTTTTATGATTGGTGATATTTGTCCAACTCCGTTTAAGTAAAGTTCATAAATTTTTTTATTTATACAATCTCTCTCTTCTGTTTGTGTTAAATATACATTTTTAACACTATCGTTAGAGAGAGACTTTTCTGTACTTTTTTGTACTTTTCTTTTCTTTACTTTACTTTGTTCATTATCGTATACATTAATTGAGTTATTGTTAACATTAATTAAGTTATTGTTAACATTAATTGAGTTATTGTATACATTAACTAAGTTGAATTGAGTTATTACAACAGAATTTTTTCGACGTTCAGTAATTTTTAAATACCTCTCTTGAATTCCTTTTGATGTAAGAATATTAAAGTTATTGTATAAATTTACATCAAAAAAGCGAACTTCACATGCCTTATTTATCACTTCTAAAACAAATTCAGGAGTAACATTTACATCTAATGCTATAAGGTCGATTTCGTCTTCGTGAATTTCAACAAAGTATCCCTCGTCTTTGTAAATTGTTGAAAGTAGGTAGATTAGGACTGCGATTGCTTCTGCACCACATGACAATAGCAACTTGCGAACCTTTAAGTCGTTTATAAAGTTAACGTTTAAAGGGAAGTATTCAACCCCTTTTGCGGTCGGTCGTGCCATTGTATTTATCACTCCTTTTCTACAATTACCAATTTTCCAGTAGCAGCCTGTACAACTGCTTTAAACTGTTCTTCATTTGAGTTTTCACTTGATAAGTGAATTAAATGTATTGCTTTACACTCGGTTAAGTCCATTGATTTTAGGAATTTTACAACGTTTTCAAGTGCAAAATGTGATTTCACAAGTCGCTCCATACGTTGCTTAGATAGTTCATCTTCATGAACTTTAGATTTTAAAATTTCGTATGAGTGATTACACTCAACAAGTATTCGATGTACTCCTTTAAAAGAGTACCTACAATAAAATGTATCGGTAATGTACAATAATTTTTCGTCGCCATCAGTTATTAAAAAGCCGACGTTCGGTACATCGTGTTCTAACTCAAAAGGAAGAACTGTAAAACAACCTGCTTTAAAAGATTGTTTAGGTTTAATCTCAACCCAGGTTCGTTCATCTAAAGCATGTAATGCTTGCGCAGTATCTTTTGTCATATACACTTTGTGGCCTAGTTTTAACCAATCACTAACCGATTTAGAGTGGTCGCCGTGTTGGTGTGTTACTAGAACACCAAATAAATGCAGAAAATTGTACCTACAAGCTCTTTGAATAGCTTTAAAGGGCAAACCTGCGTCAAGAATAATTTCATCGCCATTTACGTTTGATTTTAAGCGGTAGCAGTTACCAGCGGAACTGCTACCAAAACATTCAACGCTAATCATTTAAACATCGCTTCTGTGTTTAATACTTCGCCGGTTTCAGCATCAATAAACGTTGGTTCGTTATCGATATCAAGCGTTTCGGTGTTAGCGTTATGCTCAATCGTTGTTACAGCATCATCTAAGATTTCGCTTACATTACCTTCAACGTCGATAGTCTCATCGGCAGTAGGTAAACCCATTGAAATTTCAGGTGCTGTAGTTCTAATCAACCAAGCTGCACTCCTGTAACGTAACATTTGGTCCGGCATAGTTCGCCACTTAGAACCTTTTTTATCGTACCAACCTTCCGCCTTAGCGATTGCGATTGTTACTTCAGGGCCGGCAATAATTTCATCTGAACCTTTTTCGCGAGTGTAGGCAATGATACCTTGACTATCAGTACCCTTTTTACCGGTTTCCCTATATTTTATTGCTTCAAATCTTCCGCACTGATTAAACGTAGCAATTAAGAATTTTGAGGACCAACTAGGGTTACCATACACAACGTATAAGTTCTGCATGACCATAAGAGGGCTTGCGTTAATACGAACTGCCATTTCAAGTGCGATACAAGCGTTACCAAAATTTTGAGGGCCTCTAAAGTTATCAGGCACTAAGCTAGACTCATTGAACATTTTTGCTTGACGTTGTAGTAATTCAAAGCTAGCTACTGAATTAAAATTAGCCGCCACTTCGTTTTTTCTTGTAGTGATTTCGTTTGCCATGTTTTATACCTCTACTTCTACTTCTAATTCTTTACAAATTTCATCTACGATTAACTTAACCGTTTGACTGTTACAGTTAATAAAGTTTGTCACCGCTTCTGCGTTATCGATAAATACTGGTGCATTAATTTTGTAGTGCTTTGTTAGTGCGTTAATAATATCAATACCAGCGTTAATTCGTGCTGCGTTATTAAGGCTTCTATATGGTACGCCGTCAACCATAGTTTCGCAACAATCTTCAACGCTACCATTTACAAGAACATTCGCCATTTTAAAAGTTGTAATAGTAAAGTGCTTATTAATGGTGCTTTCAAGCATTTCCACCTTAGCTTTAACAAATTCATCTAACAGGAACGCTGTTTCATCAACTAAATTCTTTTCGTTAATTAAGCGTTGTTGTTCTTGTTCTAATTCATTAATACGCTTAGTAATATCACGAATGACATCGTATTTAGTTAATTCAGTTTGTAACGCACTTCGCTTATTAACTAAATCGGTTAAATCGCTATCGATTTGTTTTAACTTATCTTCGCTCGTGCTATCTTCATCAAGCTCGAGCATAAATAACTCTGCTTTAAGGTCGTTAACCTGTACATCGTTATCTAAATCAACTTCGCCGACTTCGTTCATTGCTTTTTCTTTTTTATCTTTGTTATTAGATAGTTCTTCTATTTGACTGCACATACCATCGGCTTTTACTTGCATAACTTCTTTTTGCTCGATGTAGTTTTGTTTTAGTGCTTCTGCACTATCAATCAGTTTTTGCCATTCCTCAAGATTTGTAGCTTTTTGAGTGTTAAACATAGCCTCGAGCTCTGCTCGTTTTTCAGGCGGATATGGTTGCCCACAAGTAGGACATAGTTCATCGTCGAATTGTGATTGATTAAACTTATCGAATTCAGATTGTAACTTTTCGATACGAGCTTCTTCTTGTTTAATTTGACTATTTAATTCATATTCGCGGTCTTTGTAACGGTCGCGTTCGCTCTCTGCCGTTTGTAATTGAACGAGTGATAGCTTATATTCGTGTTCGAGCCGTCGTTCTTTATCAGTATGTTCGTTTATTAACTGACTTTTTCTATCCGCCAATTTACGTTTTACTTCACGAATTTTAGCTGTACGCTCTGCGCTATCTAAACCGTTAACGATAACTGATTTATCTTCTTCTAGTTGTTTAATACCAGTTTCGATAATTGCGATATCGTTTTTTAACTTTTGTTCGCTTTCCGTTGGTGTTGGTTTACATTTAACTGCTTCATCAATTCGAACTGGTATCATGTCCAGTTCTTTATTGATAGCAGTCTTTTTACTTGCGATAATCTTGCGTTGCTCGTCCACTGAACGGCCATTCAATAGTTCAGTTAATCGCTTTAACTCCTCTTTGCTATTAATTACGCTTGCATCGTCTACATCACCGCACATTTCAAGTAATAGTTTTCGGCGATTTTGCCATGTGTATTGTTCATTAAAGAACAAAGGATTTGTGATGAGTTTAAAAGCATCTTCATTAATCATGTTATTAATAAAGGCTTTATATTCCTTTTCTTTAGAAGGTACATCGTTAATGAAATAATCGGTCGTATGACCTGTTAATTTAACTTCACCACCTCTAGGGTTACTATATTTTTCACGATATATTCGCTTTAATGTGAAGCCTGTTCCGTCTTCGTTATCAAAGGCCGCTTGTACCAGGTGATTAACATTGTGAATAGGTTCTCCGTCTTTTAATGTTTTGATTTGAAAATCAGCTCTATCTAAGCTATCTTTCCCAAACAATAACCAGCAAAGAGCATCGAATACAGTTGTTTTACCAGTAGCATTATCACCGCGAATTATCGTATTGTTTGAAAACCTAAAATCACCAAATTCAATTCCTTTAAAGTTTTGTAAATTTAATTGTACGAGTTTCATATATACATCCTCTCTAAGATACTTGCGCTTCAATATCAATCGTGCGTGGTTCAATTTGTAATTGGCTCGCCCAGGTTAAAACTGTATCATTAACATTTTTATTTTTTGATACACACTGGTTACCAAACAATTTAGCTTGTACTAGCTTTGAGAATTTGTCCTCGTTTTTTGACAGTTCGAGGCACGCTACAGGCTTCATATTATCGTCAGTAACAACCACAATCGCTGTAATACCTTTCATAACATCGTCTTTATACGAACCTACGCAATTCTTTAATTGCTTGCCAGCTGTCATTAGGTCGGCAGCAGTTTTAGGAACTACAAAATGCAGTCCGTTAATATCTGCGTTTAACATAGGAAGTTTAGGTAAATTTACATCACCATATTCCTGTTTGTTAAAAATCGTAATCATCGTATCGTGAAAACTCTTTAATCTAAATTTAGTGTTAAAGAGCAATTCACGATAACTAGGTTTCAATTTTTGATACATATTAACGGTATCGTTTATATTTCGTTGTTCCTCGCTTAATAACCATTTAAGAACATTTTTTTCACCAAAACGATTAATGATATTAAGCCACATATCACGAATTTCTTGTGTTGTAACCTTCATGCACTCTAACAGGTGGCGAGGTTTCTTTACAATGTGTTCATAGTGCGGAATGCTATTATCAATTTTTCGATTTAATGTTACGATTTTCCGTCGGCAGTTTTCGTCTTTAAACAAGTTTAAAATGTTAGCCATTTTAACCATCATAGGGTTATCAATCATCGCTTTTCTTAAAGAGCGACTATTAGGAGCATGACTTGTAATTCGTAACGCCTCCAGGAAGTTCATTCCTTTTCTTGTTAAATCTAAAACATCATCTTCAAACGGAATGGCGACATTAGGTCGAATTCCATATGAGTATTCCCAACTATTATTATTTTTAATTAAGTCCGTAATCGGTGGCATGTCAGGTGCTTGCATTTTTAACGCCATATTCATAAGCATTGTTTTAAAATAACCGCCATATTCATTCACAGAAGGTGGTATATACACGCCTTTAATATCAAAACCGTATACTTCTTTTAATCGACGTTCAAACGCTAATCTAAGCGTTTTAAAAATGACGTTTAACCGCTTTTTATAACTTGAGTGAACAGCATATGATTTATTGATGTATTTTAAAACCGGTAAAACTTCATGAGTTCTAATAAACTCAACTGTTAAATCGTGTCTTTTATGGTCGTTGTCAATAAATACCGCTATTTTACGCTTAAAGTCAAAGCGTAGAGTTTCAGTGCATATCCCTCGGTCTATTCGCTTTCCGTCAAATCTTAATTGAATACCTTTATAGCGAATTTTTAAATCAAGAAAATGTTTGTAATTCCATATATCGATATTTAAATTCAAAGGATATACATCATCTTCATTAGTTGAATAATAAATTTTATCCCTTTCAGGGTTTGAGTATATTCCACAGTTAGGACATACAAAATGTTTTGCACCAGTCTTATAACCGCTGTGAAAGCTATATTTTCTCTCCCATTGACCGCCAAAAGTAAAGTTGCAATCGGAATGATGAATGGTGGTATATAGAGCGTCATATTGACGCTCCATAATTACGCTATCAAACATTTTATTCACATTGAAGTTGCCTAAAAATTTCATCGCTACCTCCTAGTCAAACATGCTTAACAAGTTTTCTTCCTCGTCCTCTTTAGGCTGTTCAACTACTTGAACTGGTTCTGTAGTTTTCTTTTTAGTTTCCTTTTTAGGCTTAGGCGCTTCTTCTGCTTTATCTTCGGCCTTAGCGTGCTTTTCAACTAGCTTAATCGCCTTAATAATGCTCTTAGAAGTCGATATATTGGTTTCGATAAAATCTAATGCCCTTTGATATTCGATAGTATTCGCAGGGTCTAATTCAATTGCTTTTTGTAACACTTCTATTTGAGGTGTTACGGTATCGATAACGTGCTTAAAACTGTTAGTATTTGCCATCTTTATTCCCTCTTTTATTTATTCATTAAAGCGTTTAACTCTTCGATGATTTCCGGTGTTAAATTTTCACTAGAAGGATTTCCTTGTACACCGTGATTTCTAAAGATTGTGAGTGCTGCTTTAATACCATCTTGACCTACGGCTTTTAACCAGTCTTTAAAATCAGCCCAATAGGTTTGGTAGTCAATTTCTTCTTTTGCGCTATCCATAACATTTCCATCAATACATAATTCTGTAGGCTCTACATCAACAACGTTGCCATCGAAATCAGTTACCGGTATTTGCGGTTCTTTAATTTCAATTGAAATATCTTTAGTAAGTTCTTTATCTACCTTAGCACCAGGAACTGGTTTTTCTACTTTAACTTCGTTCTTTTCTGCTACAACTGGTTCAGTTTTAGGCTGTTCAATTGGTTTAACATTTACCGCTAACTCCTCAATGCTTTGAGGGTTCATAAGCTCGTTATACTCGCTAATTTTTTTAGCCAAGTCTTTTGCATTTTTAAATTCGATTGTAAATTGGTTCATGATATTTACTCCTTTTCTAAATAGGCTTTAATTGCCTTCATCACTTCGATAATTTCATACAAGCATGGTCTAACTTCAACGATTGGTGATACTTGCGTTTGTTCTTTTAAGTATTCAATGCGATTAGTTAAATAAGATAAGTTCATATGACCCCACGGCGTGTAGAATATATCGTGTTTCTTATGACATTCTTTTATGTGTTCGAGGTCGATTTTTTAACCTCGATATTCTAAATTGTTAATGTTCATTAATTACCTTTGTAATTGTGATATACTATAAATAGTTAATTATTTGACTAGGGTTGTACTGGTTCCAGCAAGTGCAGCCCTTTTTCTTTCTTTTGCTCGCATTCGTAAATATGTCGTATGACAATTTTTACAAACGCAAACCACTTTTCCGATTGCGGTATTAAATATGCTATAAGTTTCGTGATTAGTTAATTTATATCCGCAGTGGTAACAACGCTTTACCATGTAATCCATACCTCGCCTGTAACCCACCAATACAATAAACCGAAACAAATATATAAGAACGAAGCCCCTACAATAAATCCTTCGATTACATCGGCCATTTGTGGTCGCATGGAAGCTCGTCGCAACTCTCTTTTTTCTTTGTATGTCATTCTGTTCACCTCCTTTCAAATTTGATTTACGATTAACAGCATTTCGCTAGTCGCTTTTCTGATTTGTTCTTTTAAATCATTGTTTTCTTTTAATAATTTTTGATTTTCGATTTCCAGTTGCTTATATCGATATGGTGAATAATCATCTTTTATACCGATAAAAGCGTTTACATCGCTGACCCTAAACAATACCTTTCTAATGTTTTTAACTGCCGGTAATTTACCGGTATTTTTTAATTCATATACAGTCTGTGGCGTTACTTTTAACAGTTCAGCAACTTCATTCACCGTATATACAATAGGTTTCATTCGTACGTCCTTTCGTATAAACCTAAGCGTAATTTAATAGTGTATAAACGATGTAAATATTTCTGGTTTCGTTCTCTTATTTTTTGACAATCGTCATTACTATAAAAAGGGTTTAGATTATTTCTGTTTTGTACCCCTACAACGATTTTCTCGTACTTTTTAATATCGTTGAGAAATTCTTGTTCAGTTTGTGCCCAGTTAGTAACAACGATAAATCCTGTTCGTTTGTAATAGTTAATAACTTCGTTAAGCGGTTTAAATTCCCAGTGTCGATATAACATGCTATCCCCTCCACGTTTTGTGAACTTTTAAAATAAAAAAATATCTTGCATATTAAGGCTAGTTTTTAAATGACTAAACTTAGTAAATATAATTCCTATTTCTTGTTGATTAAAGTTCCGCTTACCATTCTCCTTTAAACTATATGCGCCCTTTGTGATACATAGCATATCAGCCATTTCTTGTTGACTAAACCCTAGCGCATGTCTTAGTTTAATCAACTTTTCTTGCTTCAT